CTTAACAGTAGCTAGAAATGGTAAAAAAATACAAGGAGCAACTGCTGACTTAACTATTACTACAGAGAATACAGGTATTGGACTTGTGTTTATGTCTGACACTTATGGTTGGAGAATATTAGTAGATGCTTATGATGTAGATCCAACAGAGCTGTAATATGACAACTGAAATTTATAATTCACAAAATAAAGATATTTATGTAGATGAGGCAACGCATAAGTTAGTTATAAAAAAAACTCAAGATACTACTAATATATTAGCACAAAATAAAATAGCTCGTAATCACAGATCATTAGAACAAAAAGGTGAGTTTCAACGTATTGCACAAATACCCTTAATTGCATTACAAATAAAAACTAAAGAACGCTTTGGACATTCTAATTGGCATCAATTACACAAAGAAACACAACGTGAATTAATTAAAGGCATGGTTAATAGTAATGAATTTCAAAACTTTAGGGTTGGAGAGAAACGATTGTAATGGCTTTAAATAACTATTCAAACTTACAAACTTCTATTGCTAATTTTTTAGCACGTGATGATTTAGCTGCAGAGATTGTAGATTTTATTGCATTAACAGAAGCAGACTTTAACCGTAGATTAAGAATACGTGCAATGGAAAACTCTAGTTCTTTTACTATAGATTCTGAACAAGAAACATTACCTACAGGTTTTTTGCAAACAAGAAGTTTTGTTTTAACAACTAACCCTAAAACTGCATTACAATTTATGACTCCGTTTCATCAAGCAGAAACACAAGGTTCAAATGAAAGTGGTAGACCAAGAGCTTATTCTATAGAAGGCACTAACTTTAGATTTAGTCCTAAACCTGATGCTACCTATACAGCTAACATAGTTTTTTATAAAGCCTTTGATACATTAAGTTCATCGGTAGCAACTAATCATATTTTAACTACCCATCCTGATGTTTATCTTTATGGTGCGTTATATTTTGCTAGTACATTTATTCGTGGTATGGATGGACAAACAGTAGCACAATTTAAAGGTCAATACGAAGCTGCACTACAACAAGTAGAAATGGCTGATGAAAAAGACAAATATAATGCTACTCCATTAGTTCAAAGATCAGGTATTAATATTAATAATTTTGATAACGTATAATGCAAGTTCCTTTTGCAGAATGGTTACCTGACCTACCAACTCATTTAAATCCTGGTGCTACAGAAGCTACTAACGTATTTCCTGCAGTAAACAGTTACCGACCATTTAATGACATAGCAGTTACTTCAAGTAATGCTGTTACTGCAAGATGTCAGGGTGCAAGAGCTTTTAAATCAGACAGTGGTGCTATATCTATTTTTGCAGGTGATGCTACTAAGTTATATAAACTAACATCTAACGCTTTTGTAGATGAAAGTGGTGGTACTACGTTTAGTTTTTCTGCTGAGTCCTATTGGGATTTTGCTAGATTTGGTGAAGTAATTATTGCTTTTAATGGTGACGATGCTCCGCAAGCATGGACATTAGATTCATCAACTGACTTTGCTGCATTAGCAGGTTCACCACCAGCATTTAGACATGCTGCAGTTATTGGTAATTTTTTAGTTACAGGCTTTCAACCTGCTGCACAAAACAAAGTACAATGGTCTAGTTTTAATGATCCGACTTCATGGACTGCAGGTGTCAATCAATCTGACTCTGAAGTATTACCTGAAGGTGGAGTTATTACTGGTGTTACTGGTGGACAGTATGGACTAATATTTCAAGAAGATCGTATCACTCGTATGGATTATCGTGGTGGTAATGTTGTGTTCTCATTTAGACGTATAGAAGAAAACAGAGGTGCGGTACAAGGTAAAAACGTAATACAAGTTGGTAACCTAGTGTACTATCTATCAGAAGATGGTTTCTACGTAACTAACGGTACGCAATCACAACCTATTGGTGCAAACAAAGTAGATCGTTTCTTTTATAATGATTTAAAGTTTGAGTTAAGAGAACGTGTTAGAGCTTCTTACGACCATGAAAACAAATTAGTTATGTGGTCATATCCATCAGCTACAGGTACAAACGCTGGCATCCAAAACGATAAGATTATTATTTATCATCTTGCTAGTCAACGATGGTCGTTAGTAGAACTAGATCACGAAGTTATTATTGATTATTTATCACCTGGATTTACATTAGATGAACTAGATGATTATCCTACATCAGGTGCAGATGATTTAGATGCTATTAGCATATCTTTAGATAGTGCAGCATTTATTGGTGGACTGAGAACATTAGGTGTATTTAACACTTCACATTTTCTTGGATCTTTTGGTGGTGATGCTTTAGCAGCATCTATTGGTACTAATGAAACTGAAATATTTCCTATGCATAGATCACTAGTTACACACGTTAGACCTATAGTAGATACAAGTTCTGCTACAGGTACGATAAGTTTTCGTAATAGAGTTGCTGACTCTAGCACGACTTCTAGTGCGTCTAGTATGCACGCTACAGGAACGATACCGTTTCACAAATCAGCAAGATATTTTAAATTTAACTTACAAATACCAGCAGGTACCACTTGGTCAGATGCACAAGGTATTGATGTAGAAGCTATCAAAGAAGGATATAGATAATGGCAATACAAGGAGGTGGTTTTTTAGCACCAAACCCAAACGAAATAGATCAGTTATTTAGACCAATTAATGGATTAAGGCCAGCTCGACCTGGCGGTCAGTTTGTTCAATTTGGTCAACAATCACCAATACCTATTTCTAGTGATCCAATGCCTAACAACAATCCTGGAGCTGGTATTTCACCACAAAGCCCTTATGTTAATGAAAGTTTTGTTCCTGATAACAGTACATTTATTCCTTTACCAGATCCTAGATTTGGAACAGGAGGGTCAAGAATAGGCGATCCTTCTGTGCAACCTACATTAATACAAAATCAAATGTTTCAGCCACCCATGCAACAACCTGTGCAAAATCAAATGCCTGTTGCAAATTCATATTTAGAACAGTTACAACAATCTGCAGGCTTACTTAATGGTCAAATACGAAATGTAGTTCCTCAAAATAGATTTGTGGGAAACCAATTTGAAATGCCTTTTAATTTCAATAATCAAAGTGGATTTGGTAGTACTTATAATCCAAGTAATTTTAATTACACACCACAACCATTTAACCAATACGGTAATGTACCTGTAACTGGTAACATACCGTCTAACGTATCTACTACTACAACTATGAATGATCGTGAAGGTCGAAGTGGTGAACGTGGTTCTTTTGGAAATCAAGATAATATAAGCACTGAATTTGTAGGTAACAGAGGTTATAGAATTGGTGGAGATGGTAGAGTAGAAGAATTAGACCCTGAATCTCTTGATTATAAATTTAATAAATTTGCATTTGATGCACTTAACTTAGCAAAAATAAATCCTCTTAACCCATTAGGATACATAGATAACATGTCACAAAGATTAGATCCTGATATTATGTCACAAATACAAGGTTTTGAATCTGCAAATCCACGTAGTTTAACATATGGAAAAGGAATAAACCAAGCTATAAATGAAGTTTTTGGTAGTAATTTACAAGGTGCTTTAACTAATAATCCTACAGGCGGTCTTACAGAAACTCAACTACAAGGATTGATAAACACCCCTTCACAAAATTTAAGTTTACCACAGCCAACAACTGTTGCTGATTTGATAGATAAAACTCAAGGTTTAAATACAGGAGGTGGCGGCGGTGGCCGTGAAGGTGGAGCTGGCAGCAGTGGTTCAAATAGAGACGGAACAAGCGGTTGTTTTGTTAAAGGCACTATGATCCAAATGGCTGATGGTACTGAAAAAGAAATAACATCTATTAATGTAGGTGAAGAAATTAAAGGTGGTGTTGTAGAGGCAAAAACTGAATTTATGCCACATAGAGTATATGACTATAAAGGTATTAAAGTTTCTGGATCACATTTAGTTATGGAAGATGATGAAATGGTTACTATTGAAAACAGTAAACATGGTGTTCTCACAGACATAATTGAACCTGTATATGTATTTGAAACATCAGGTAGAAGAATGTGGATTAATAACATTGAGTTTGGTGATTATATGACAGGATCTGATAAACAATGGGAACCTCATGTAGAAGCTATGCGTCAAACAATTAATAGAGAAATTAGAGATGGCAAGTAAGATAGACCTACAATACATCTATCAAAACATTGACTCAAGTGAGGAATTTCAATTAATTGTAGAAGAACTAACTAATCAACTAATACGTTATCACAACGATGAAAATCAGGAGGTTACATCATGGTTTCTAGCTTAGATCAATGTAAGAATTGCGAACATAGTTGTCATTGTGGAAACAATGGTGTCTGTGTAACTTGTAAATGTGCGAATTGTGAACATAATGCTCTAGATGAGTTTCACAAAAATCTTAGTGATGGTTTTAAAGAAAGTGTTGAGTAATGGCTCATACCTACAAAAATGCAAAGGTAGATCTAACTACAACTAATGCTACAGCATTAATTACTGTAGCTAGTGGTACTACCGTTATTGTCAAATCTATTATAATATGCGAAGATAGTAACAATGATGATAGTGTGTCATTAATTATAGTAAATGGTGATGATACGTTTCAGTTTTTAAAAGATGCATTTGTTGGAGCTAAATCCACTATACAAGGTATGGGAGGACACAACTCTACATTAGTTTTAACTACATCAGACGTATTAAAAGCAACGGCTACTACAGCCAATAGACTACACGTTATCACAAGTTATTTAGAAATTACATGATCGGCATAGTACAGATACCACAAGAAAATATAGAGTCAGTATGGAACTTAGTAGACGATTCAATCACTAAAGCCCTAGCTTATTCAGGACATCATTATAATACTAATGATGTATTTGAAGCCTGCTCTAAAGGTGATTGTCAACTATGGCTTGGTTGGGATGAGACATCAAAAAACAAATTAAAGGCAGTAGTAGTGACTAGAATCATTATTAGGCCTAATAGCAAAGTAGCTAACATTTTTATCTGTACAGGTAAGAATAGAAAAGACTGGCAAGATGGATTGCACGACATTGAAAAATGGGCTAAAAGTAATAAGTGTACACACTTTGAAACTTATGCAAGACCTGGATGGTCAAAAATATTAAAACAAAAAGGGTTTAAAACAACCCATTATTTACTAGAAAAGAAATTGGAGAAATAAGTATGTCAAGTGGCGGTGGAAATCAAACAACAGTTCAAAGAACAGAGCCTTACGCACCTGCAGAACCCTATCTACAGGATATATTAGGCGAAGCACAAAATATATACCGTAGTGGTGTAGGCAGATCATTCTTTCCTGGTAGCACCGTAGTACCGTTTGCTAATCAAACTCAAGAAGCTCTTAATTTACAACAAGCTGCAGCCTTAGAACAAGCACAAAACTCACCATTACAAGCACAAGCTGCACAGACTTTTGGACAGTTTGCTATGAGTCCACAATCTTCTTATGCAGGTTTAACCCCACAAGCTGATTATTTATCAGGTATTCGTTCAAACATTACCTCTGACGTATTAGGTGATGTACAATCACAGTTTGGTGGTATGGGTAGAACAGGTACCTCACCTATGGCACAACAAGCTGTAGCCAGAGGAGTTACTCAAGGTTATGCACCTATTGCTGCACAGTTAGCTTCACAAGAACGTGGTAGAGAACAATCAGGCATGGAATCAGGTTTTGGTAGACAGTTACAAGCTGCAGGACAATTACCAGGTATTCAACAAGGTATGGACATGCGTAGACAACAAGCTATTGGTCAATTAGGTGGCGTAGGCTCTGCGTATGAAAACTTAGCACAAAGACAATTACAAGATCAAATTCAAAGATTTCAATTTGGTCAACAATCACCAATGAATTTATTAAATCAATATGCTGGACTTATTAGTCCAATAGCAAGTGGTTTACCAACGCAGTATAGTACAGCACCAAGTCATTCAGCTAGTGGTGCTGGTGGTGCTTTTGGTGGAGCAGTAGCAGGTGCTGCGTTAGGAACTCCTGGTATTGTAGGTGGTGCTTTATTAGGCGGATTAGGATTTCTATAGGAGATTATTATGGTAGATTTAAAAGGATTATTAAGTAAACAAAAACAATCTGGTGGTTTTCTAAGTCCACTCGAAGGAGAAAACTTTTCTGAAAAATTAACAGATTTTATTTCACGACCTACTACTAGCATTGGACAGAAAATTTTAAGTGGTGAACCTATTGTATCATCTATATTAACAGGTACGTTACAAGCAGGAGAAATTAAAAAGTCTTTACAAGATACTGTAGGTGCTACTAAACAAGCTATGGATCCAAGAACAGGAGAAGTTGTTTTTGCTACTGAACAAGAAATACAAGCGTTAGGTTTAGTACCAGTAGAAGAAGATCCTAACACTTACCGAGAATATACTAGAACTACAAACAACCCAACACCAGATGGTTATGCAGCTTTTTTAGCTAAAAAAGTTCTACTGCTACTGCTCAATATGGGCCAATTTCTGATGCAGATGCAGCACAATATGGTATAAGTTCTGAAGATTACCAAGTTAATCTAAACACAAATAAAATTGAAAAAATATCAAAAGAAGCACCAGCTTTATTTGAAGGTGCAGAATCAGAAGTAATAGGTAAAGATTTTGGTAACAAATATGTAAAAATTGGTGAAAATGCTGCTAAAGCCTACACAGATATAAACAACCTTGACACTTTAGAATTTCTTTTAAGTGAAGTTGATCCAAACACTACTGGAGCATTAGCTGAATTTAATTTAGAAGCAACTAAACTTTTAAACAGATTAGGTTTTGACACTACTATAAATCCAGATATTGCAGCATCAGAAGCTATAAAAGTTATTGGTGGTAATTTTGTATTACAAGGCTTACAAAGTTTTGTTGGTGCTATTTCAGATGGAGAAAGAAAATTTATAGAAAGTATATCTCCAGGTTTAAGTTTAACTAGAGATGGTAATTTATTATTATTAGCTTTACAAAAAAGAGGGGCTAACAGAAATTTAGACATAGAGGCTTTAAGAGACACATTTTATGATAGTGTTGGAAGTTTAAGTGGTAAAAATAAAGACGGTAAAACATTTAACCAAGTATTAGGTGATTTTTACGAAGAAAATCCTTTTATGGATGATGACTTTAGAACTGAATTAAAAGAAATATCTAGTAAAGGTCTAAACGCTGAAGTATTAACTGATAGTGGTCAATGTATTAATGGAAAAATATACCTAAGAATAGGTAAAGGTAAAACATCACAAGTAATTGATTCTGGAAAGAGTTGCTAATGGTTAAAGTTATAACAGACGAAAGTATAATTAAACAGTTTGAAGAAGCTGAAACTAAATCTGCAGGTGTTAACATAGTAACAGATGAAAACGTAATCA